GGAGGACAACATGCTATTTCCACGAACAATTTACGCAGACAGGAACACTCTGGAGCAACAGATAGACCATATCGAGTCCGAGATCCGCGAGGTCAGGGAGGCGCTCGAATCCGGCGACTTCGACCATGTTGCTAGGGAATTGGTCGATGTCCAGCACTCGGCGGACACTGGCCTGCGTATCGCGATGGAGCAACACGGGGCCGACAGTTACGGGGCGTATACTGCGGTGACAATCAACAACACCCGGCGGGGTATTTATGGGGATGTTGTGGGATCTGAACCGAAGTGATGGTGAAGGGAGAGACAGAATGAACGCAGCCATAAAATACCAGGAATTTTTGCAGAGCAAGGCGATAGTCACTGAGCCATGCGGATTCAGTGTTGAGCGCCAGGATATAAACCCGAACCTCTACGAGTACCAGAAAGACCTCGTTTCGTGGGGCATCCGTCGCGGCAAGGCAGCGTTTTTTACCATGACTGGGACTGGCAAGACCGCCATGCAATGCGCCTGGGCGAACATGGTAGCGAGTAAGACCGGTGGCACTGTGCTGATACTGGCTCCACTGGCCGTTTCAAAACAGACCGTCCGCGAAGCTGGGGAGAAATTTGGCATCAGCGTCAAGTACGTCCGTCATGGCGACGAACTGCACCGCGGCGTCAATATCACCAATTACGAGATGCTTCACCACTTCGACAACGAGCGGCTCGATGGAATCGTGCTGGACGAATCGTCCATACTGCGGTCGTTTGCCGGAAAGACCAGGAACGCCATTATTGACCGGTCCAGAAACATTCCCTATCGGCTGGCGTGCAGCGCGACCCCGGCACCAAACGACTTCATGGAGATCGGCAACCATGCCGAATTTCTCGGGGTGATGAGCTACAACGAAATGCTCGCCACGTTCTTTGTTCACGACGGCGGCGATACCTCGAAATGGCGACTGAAAGGCCATGCCGAGGATTCTTTCTGGAAGTGGATGGCGTCATGGGGATGCTTTCTGAACATGCCGTCAGACCTTGGATATTCGGATGAGGGGTTTATTCTGCCGCCACTTATCGACCATCAGCATGTTGTGGATTCGGGGCCAACGGAAGGGGCGTTGTTCGCGTTTGAGGCAAAGGGTTTGCTGGAGCGCCAGGCTGCTCGGCGCGAGTCGCTTGATAGGCGGGTTGAGAAGTGCGCCGAGATAGTAGCGCAGAGCGATAAGCCTTTCTTGGTTTGGTGCGACCTGAACGCAGAGGCCGACGCGCTCAAAAAGGCCATCCCTGGCGCGGTGGAGATTCGTGGGACCGATAAGCCTGAACACAAAGAGCAGATGATGCTTGATTTTGCCGATGGAAATATCCCGGTAATGATTACCAAGCCGTCCGTGGCAGGGTTCGGAATGAACTGGCAAGTGTGCTCTAACACCGCATTTGTCGGGCTATCAGACTCATTCGAGGCCATCTTTCAAGCCACAAAAAGGTTTCATCGCCATGGCCAGAAAAACCCGGTACATCGGCACCTGATTATCTCCGAGGCTGAGGGCTCAGTGCTTGCGAACATCCAGCGCAAAGAGGCCGATTTCATGAGGATGATTCAGGAGATGGTGGCTCATACCAAGTCAATCATGCAGGAAAACATCAAGAGCCTGGCGCGACAGGTCGATGCGTATAACGCCAACAAGACGATTATCGTGCCGAAGTGGATAAGGGAGGAACGTCATGATTAAAGACCAGTCGATAACTGATGAATATGCGCTTTACTGCGGGGATTGTGTAGAGGTGGCAAGGAATCTGCCAAACAACAGCATCCATTTTTCCGTCACGTCAATACCCTTCGCCTCGCTCTATACCTACTCGAACAGTCCTCGGGACATGGGGAATTGCCGGACCTATGACGAGTTTTCGGAGCACTTCGATTTCATGGTGCAGGAATGGTTCAGGGTGATGATGGCCGGGCGTCTGGTGTCCATCCATTGCATGAATCTTCCCACCACAAAACAGCATCATGGGTACATCGGCATCCAGGATTTCCGGGGCGACATTATCCGCTGGATGGAGCGGGCCGGGTTTATCTACCACTCCGAGGTCGTGATCTGGAAAGACCCAGTGACCGCCATGCAGCGCACGAAGGCGCTTGGCTTGCTCCATAAGCAGATCAAGAAAGATTCGTGCATGTCTCGCCAGGGCATCCCGGACTATCTTTGCACCTTCCGCAAGCCAGGCGTCAACGATGAGCCGGTGACGCATACCAACGAATCATTCCCGGTCGAAATGTGGCAGCGGTACGCCTCCCCGGTCTGGATGGACATAAACCCATCGAAGACCTTGCAGCGCGAGTCGGCCAGGGAAGAGCGCGACGAGCGGCATATCTGCCCGCTACAGCTTGAGGTAATCGAGCGGGCCATAGAACTGTGGTCGAATCCTGGTGATAACGTCTATGACCCGTTCGGAGGCATCGGCAGTTCGGGATATGTGGCGCTCAAGATGGGGCGCAAGGCCGTGATGAGCGAGCTGAAAGACTCGTACTTTAACCAGATGGTTCTGAACTGCCAGAGGGCCGTTTTCGAGCGCAACCAGACAACTCTTTTCTAGTTTGTCATGCCCCGCCCAACCAGAGCGACGGTGAAAGTCCGGGCATGGGCCGATTTAGACGACCGGCACGGGCGGGGATTTTTAACCCAAAACAGCAGATACAGGGATCGGTTTTTATGTGCAAAATACCGGGTGGATACATTCTGATCGCCAGGCAGATGCTTGATTCAGACGTCATGGATTGGCCTGCGCATTACGTCAAGCTGTGGGTCTGGATGCTCGGAAAAGCGTTCTGGCGGAATGGAGACAAACTCAAAAAAGGGCAGTTTGTCACCACGATTGCGGAGATGCAAAAAGTGGGCGGTCACAAGATTGGATACCGAACCAGAGAGCTCACAAAGGGCGAAGTACGAAGCGCGTACGAAGCCTTTACGAAGAACACAATGATAAACACAACGAAGACCACACGCGGAATGATTATAACTATTTGTAATTACGATAAATATCAGAACCCGGATAACTACGAACAACACAACGAACAACACAACGGCCACGCTACGGGGAACACAGGCACCGCACACGATAGAGAAGAAGGTTATAAGAAGGAAAAGAATAAACCTACAACAACAGCAACACGCGCGAGCCAGGAAGAAAAGTTTCGTGAGTGCTTCGATAGTCAGGAGTCGAACATCCGCCATCTTTACCCATACGCAAACTACGAGGCCGAGAGGGAAACCTGCATTGCTCATTACCGCGAAGGGCCGAGCATTGGGCCAGATCCCTACCCGACAATCTTGAAGTGGTTTAACCGCATCCCCAAGGGAGGCAGCAATGGAAACGGAAATCATCGAGGCGCAGAAAAGGCTGGAGCAAAGGCGAAGCGAAGTGGCTTCATCGAGGCCAATGGACCCGACGCCGATTGGTTCGGTGCTGGACCTGGAGCATGAGGCGAGGATATGCCGGGACTGTGGGGAAGGGTTCATTCCACCCGGAGGCCTCGACTATACCCGCTGTCCGTCCTGTATCGACAAAAGGCGTCAGGCTCAATACGAAGAAAACAAGCGCAAGGCCAAGGAGCAGGATGATGCGCTACGAGCGGCCAGGATAGAGCGGCTCACTGAGGCCATACGGATCGGCAAACGTTACTCGGGACAGTTGTGGGAGGATTACGAGCCGCCCACCGATACGGCCAACAGGGTGCTGTCAGCTTGCCGAGCATACGCCGAAGGGTTTGGTGAGGCGTTAGAGGTAGGGCGCTGCCTTGTGATGGTAGGTGGGCCAGGCACGGGCAAGAACATGCTGTCGGCGCTGATATGCCGGGAGGTTGTCAGTCAAGGTCACACGGCGCTCCACACTACGGCAATGAAGCTCGTCCGCAGGGTAAAGGAAACATGGGCGAAGGGCTCAGAGGAAACCGAGACGCAGGCCATACGCAATTTCACCCTGCCGGAACTCTTGGTGATTGACGAGGTGGGCGTTCAGTTTGGCAGCCAAGCCGAACAGATAATTTTGACCGAGATCATAAACGACCGCTACGAGGCTATGCGGCCAACAATCATCATCAGCAATCTGACCGTCCCACAGTTGGAGGAGGTCATGGGTAAAAGGGTGATGGACCGCTTCTACGAGAACGGTGGAAGGGTTTTGGCGTTCAACTGGCAAAGCTGGAGGCGGCAGGGGGTATCGACCCGTCAGAACGGACGCTAGACCTCTTAAAAGAAGGAATGGCTTAACCATGCGGGTTTAGGAGGTGTTATGTCTCAACACTACACACGCAACACAGCGGCAGTCTTGGCCTATTGTCCGACCTGTAATCGCAAGACCATGCACCGGGTGGATGATAGGCGCTTAGGGCCATGCCTGGAGCACGGAAAGCCTGAGTACAGCCAGTCACAACTAAAGCGGATGCGGGAGATCGAGGAGAGTAAGGAGCAACCAGGGCTGTTTGACTGACAACTCAACTCAGTTGCCCCGTTGTGGAATCCGGTCTATGATCGGGGAAAAACAGGAGGGATGTTATGCCGGCAGGGAGACCGCCGAAATGGAAGTTCCCCGAGGACTTCGAGACGGCGATAGAGGACTACTTCGAATCGTGCTTCGGCATCGTTGAGGTATCGAAGGGCGAGGGTGAGAACAAGGTCACCGAGACCAAGGAGGTGCAGGTCCGCCCATTCACTGTGGCAGGGCTTGCGTACTGGTTGGGACTGACCACTGAAGGGCTGCGGGAATACGGCGAAAAACCGGAATTTTCTGCTCTTGTAAAGGCTGCTAAGACTCGCATCCAGGCGTGTGTCGAAGAGGGGCTTCTTTCCGGCAAGCCTGCGGTTGGGTTTATTTTCTGGCTGAAGAACCACGCTGGCTACCGCGACAAGCAGGAAGTGGAACACTCCGGGGCAATGACTCTGGAACAGTTGGTTTGCGGCACGGGGAGCAATGACGCCCGGTCAGAGTAAGATCCTCTCCTGGCGCAAGGATGCCAACCTGTTTGTCCGGGATAACTTCGGCATCGAGCCCGACAGGTGGCAGGCCGAGGTGTTGCGCGAGTGCTCCAAGCCGGGCAGGAAGCGCATCGCGATGAAGTCGTGCGCCGGGCCGGGAAAGACCGCTTTGTTGGCATGGGAGGGGCTACGTCGCCTCTCCTGCTACTGCGCCCCGGGTGAGCATCCCAAGGGTGCTGCCGTCTCCATTACGAACGACAACCTGCGCGACAACCTGTGGGCCGAGCTTGCCAAATGGCAGGCCCGGTCCCCCTACCTGCAATCCGTCCTCACCTGGCAGAAAAAGCAGATCTACGCCAACGACCATCCCGAAACGTGGTTTCTCTCCGCCCGCGGCTACTCCAAGACCGCCGACATGGACGCCATAGGTCGGACCCTTTCCGGCCTGCACTCCCGCTTCCCGTTCTACCTCATTGACGAATCCGGGGACATCCCGCCCAATATGCTGCGGAGCGCCGAGCAGGGTCTGACCGAGTGCGAGGACGGGGTAATCCTGACCGCGGGCAACACGACCAGCCACGAAGGACTCCTGTACTTCGCCTGCACTCAACTCCGCGATCAGTGGTTCGTGGTGGGCATCACCGCGGACCCCGACGATCCGAACCGGACGCCCCGCGTCGACGCTGAATGGGCCAGGCAGCAGATCGAACTGTACGGCAGGGACAACCCGTGGGTCCAGGCGTTCATTCTCGGCGAGTTCCCGGCGGCCAGCATCAACGCCATCCTGTCGCTGGAGGAGGTCGAGGCGGCCATGAAACGCCAGGTCAAGCCCGACTCCTACTCATGGGCTCAGAAGCGACTCGGCATTGACGTTGCCAGGTTTGGGGATGACCGGACGGTTATCTTCCCGCGCCAGGGACTGCGGGCGTTCAGGCCGGTAGTGATGCGGCACCAGCGGACAACCGACATTGCGGCGCGAGTAGCGGCAGCAAAGGCCAAGTGGGGCAGCGAACTGGAACTGATAGACGATACCGGACACTGGGGTCATGGCGTGGTAGACAACCTGGTGGCTGCCGGGTTCTCTCCTATCGCGCTTCAGTATCACGGCCCGGCCATCGACCAGCGATACCGCAATAAGCGCACCGAGATGTGGATGGAGCTTGCCGAATGGGTCAAGGGTGGCGGCTGCCTGCCCTACATCCCCGAACTGGTGGGCGAACTCACCACCGTAACCTACACCTTCATCAACGGCAAATTCGCCCTGGAGGACAAGGACCAGATCAAGGCCAGGCTGGGCCGGTCTCCCGACCTCGGGGACGCCCTGGCCAACACCTTTGCCCTTCCCGACCAACCGGCAGACATCCAGGTACAACTCGCCAGGCTGACCGGTTCTCCCCTCATTCAATCCCACAAGGCTGTTACCGGCCACAACCCCTACGCATAATCCCTTGCGCCGTGCGCGAATCCATGTAAAACTGAGTGGAGATTAGGTAAACTCAGTTGTAAAAGGGGGTGTTCATGTGTTTCTCGGGAGGTTCGCCAAAAACTCCGCCGCCTACTCCGCCGCCACCGGAGCAGGCCGACGCTGGTGTTGTGGCAGCCCGAGACGATGAGCGCCGCAGACGCAGGGCCGCCGCCTCTGAGACCATCCTGACCTCTCCCCAGGGTGTGACCGGGGCGGCGGCAACGCAAGCCAAAACTCTTTTAGGCCAATAAACTCAGCCGGCGAGTCAAACAGGAGGACACCGCATCAATGGACGCAATCACGCGCAAAGACGAGTACTTGCGGCGTCTGTCCTCACTCAAGACCGAACGGTCGGAGTGGGATAGCCACTGGCTCGAACTCGACAACTACATCCAGCCCCGCACCTCCCGGTTCCAGACCACCGACCGCAACAAGGGCGGCAAGGTCAACCAGAAGATCATCGACTCGACCGCGGGCTTTGCGCTCCGCACCTTCTCGTCCGGTCTCATGGCCGGCATGACTTCCCCCGCCCGTCCCTGGTTCATCCTTACTGTGGCCGACCCCGACCTCCGGGAGTTCGACCCGGTTAAGACCTGGCTGTTCCTCGTCTCCCAGCGGATGCGCGAGGTCTTTGCCAAGTGCAACGCCTACTACGTTTTCCCGACCACATACCGCGACTTGGGGCTCTATGGCACCAGCGCGTTCTCCCTTCTCCCCGACTGGCAGGAACTGATGCGGGCGTACCCGTTCCCGGTCGGCTCCTACGTCCTCGCATGTTCCGAGCGCGGCGACGTGGACACCTGTATCCGCGAGTACACCTATACCGCGCGGCAGATGATCCGCAAGTTTGGCCGCAATGCCTGCTCCATGCCAGTCAGGGATGCCTTCGATAAAGGCAACTATGACACGGCTTTCGAGGTTGTCCATGTGGTCACGCCCCGCGAGGAACGGGAGCAGGGCAAGCTGGGTGCCAAAAATAAGCCGTTCGCGAGTCTCTGGTTCGAGAAGTCCAAGGAGAACGCCGACTTCCTGCTGGAATCCGGCTATGACGATTTCCCGGTCATCGCGCCGAGATGGGACGTGCTGGGCGAGGACACCTACGGCCATTCCCCCTGCATGGAGATACTCGGGGATGTGAAGCAACTCCAGCATGAACAGCGCAAGAAGGGCGAGGCGATAGACAAGCTGGTGGACCCGCCGATGGAGGCGGACGTGATGCTGAAGAACCAGCGGGCTTCCCTCCTGCCGGGCGACATCACCTACACCACCGGGCTTGCCAACTCTCCCCGCGGCGGCTTCCGTCCTGTCTACGAGATCAACCCGAGGACCGGGGAACTGCGCGAGGACATCGCGGAGATCCAGATGCGGATCAAGCGGGCGCTCTACGAAGACATGATGCTGATGTTTGCCTCGTCTGAGGTGACTAACGTCACCGCCCGCGAGGTCGAAGAAAGGCACCAGGAGAAACTTCTGGCCCTCGGCCCCTACATGGAGCGCCTGAACAACGATATGCTCTCGCCGGTCATCGAACGGACATTCTCCTTGATGTCGGAGCGCGGCATGATACCGCCGCCGCCGCGGGAGATACAGGGCCAGGACTTGAAGGTCGAGTACATCAGCATGATGGCGCAGGCGCAGAAGCTGATCGGCCTGAACGGGCTGGAGCGGCTGGTGGGTTTCGTCGGCAACGTGGGGGCGGTTGTGCCTGAAGCACTCGATAAGTTGGACATGGACCAGTGCATCGATGAGTACGCCGAGATGGTTGGTTCGCCTCCCCGCGCGGTCAGGAGCGATGACCAAGTAGCCGAGATACGGGCGCAACGGCAGAAGGCGCAACAGGCGCAGCAGATGGCGGCAATGGCGCAACCGATGGCGCAGGCGGCGCAGGGTG